GCCAGTATCAAAGTATATTTGACCAGCGACTGGTGATGAAGGGGCAGACCCTAAATTTTGAATTCTAGCATTGAGCAACTCATTCTTGTTGAGGTCAATACTAACTAAAAACTTTTTTGCCATTTTCTTTCTCCCTTATGACAGATGTGCTGTCCCTGAAAACGGTTGCGCCATAGTCAGTGTTATTTGATTAATACTATTATAGTCTATTCCTGTTTCTAGGATATCCCCAGCGCTTGACTTAACTGTAACATTGGGGTGGAACCCAAGGTTGTGGTTAATTAATACGGAGTATATTCCCTGAACTGGTCCAGTGATTTGTGCCATTTCCCAGCTATAAGTTAAAGAAATTTGCTTGTCTAGGATAAAACTACTATTTATATCCCAGCTATTTGTTTGGTCATTCTTTGGACCCCAGAATCTTGTTGTGTCTGTGTCAAAATAAAAATCTCCAGGAACTCCTAGCGTATTTGCTGGATTTCCCTCTCCGCTTATGATTGTTCTGCCTGGGGCTCCGCTTGCTCTAACTACAACAAGGGGCTTATTTTCGGTTACTATTAAACGTGTTGCCATTATACTGTCACTGACCTACTTAAGGTCATATACCCTTCTAGCAGTCTTGTTTTGTTAACGCTTGGGTCAATTAAAACAAGATCATATGCAGATTTTGGATAAAACATTTTATTTGTTCTATCTGCTGAAATAGAAATCTTTAACTTTCCTTCTGTTGGGCTTATTACAATGCCATCAACTTCTGTTAAAGTAAATGCAAGCTTTTTCCCGCCCTGGGTGTCTCTAACTTGTAGTTTAGCTGTGTGGTGATTTAACTGAATTGGAGTCTGGTCTTCATCCAAATACTGTACTTCAAATGTGAAAGTAGTATTTTGATCAACTTCAAAGTTTTTTTGCGCTGCCACATTTACCCCTAAATTAGAAAAGCCCTTATGCCAATTTTAGCATAAGGACGTTCCTAATCAACTATAATTTAGGCCTTGTTGGTAAATCCAAAATTCTTGTCATTTGGATTTAATGCCTTTAGGATTACGGGCGCTATCGCTGCAATTCCGCCAAGTAGTAAATCTTTAGGATTTGTATTACCTGTCATGTATAAGGCTAGTGCTGCTGAAAGAAATGCTCTTCCGTAGCTTGCCAATGCTGCTAGGATCTGTTCTTGCATAGTTACCTTTCCATCTTTGTTTAAATCTGCTTTTGCAAATTTAGCCATTTTATTATCTCCTTGTGGGCAATTTGCCCTTGGAATTTTCGGCTGTGGCCGAATACTATAATTCTACCACTATGCTGAAATATCTACAAGTTCGCAATTACCGTCAGAACTGCAGGCAAGGGTGGCAGAGGGTGATGTTCCATCTTCTGTCTCATAAAAAGATAAATCTTCCCAACGAATATTTTTAGGCATTTTTGAAACAAGCCTTTCGTATTCTTCTTTAGAAACCTCTTGGTATGGAGCCTGCTTATAAGAATGTTCTGAGTGTGGCAAGAAAGATATTCCAGACACCTCATCAAAATTCTTATATACCCAAGCGCCCACTTCCATCCATTCATCTTCTTTTACAGAAACAGTGATTGATGGCTTATGCTCACACCATGCACGTTGATATACTAGCCAAATATTTAAATGATCAATTGCAGTTAAATCATTTCTAACAATTGCAGCTTCTGGCGCTTTGACTGGAAATGAAAATACATATGTGTCGTTTGGCTTCATCACATCATCTTCTACTGGGATTCCAACTTCTTTTAAAAATGTAGAGATTGGATCTCCCTTTGATCCACGTACTGTACGAATATAATATGGAGAATGCCACGGATGCATACCTGAAGATACCCCAACAAGTTGAGAAACAGTTCCAGAAGGCTTAACACAAGTAATTGCTGCAGATTCTGGAATACCAATTTTTCCAGATTCTTCTCTGTTCACTTCTCTTGCTTTTTCACGCAGAGTCATAAGAAATGCTTCAAGCGAAATTAGGTCTTCTTTACCCGACATAAATTTATGACCAAACTGACCAGTTAAAGAAACTCCAAGGAGGCGTTCTTCCTCTGTGTTATCTTTCCAAATTTTACGTAGGTATTTAAAATCAGTTAAAGTTGATTGCCACGTTCCAAGAATTGTAGCAAGTTCAACTTTGCGCTGAATATCTTTCTTTGTATCATTTTCACGTAATACGACTTCTGAAAGGTTACAAAACTGATAAGGACGTAGAATAATTTCTGAGCATGGGTTAGTTCCGTAGTGTATATCTGGATCTCTTCTTCCAAACTTGGCTGCTTGGGCTTGAGCTGCGGCCACATTGTATATACCTCGTTCTCCAGATTTTGAGTCATACAAAGATTTCCATTCTGCAATAAACTGCTCCATCTCTGGTTTGCGTGAATAAGCAACAGAGTTATTTGATAGTGCACGTTGTGGGCTTTGCTCCCACCAATTTCCTGATTTAGCTTGTGCCATTTCAATGTCATTAATATTAGAAAGAGAAATCATTGCTGATCTACGTACTCCGCCGACAACTACAACTTCGCCAATCTTGCACATAATGTCATGGCATTCAATTGGCTTAAGATTTCTTCCTGTAGCATTTTTAAATTTAGCAATTGTAAAATCAAAAAGATTTACTAGTGGTTGCGGACCAGAGGATCTTCCTCCCATTGTCTTTAAACGTGCTCCTGAAGGTCTAACTTTTGAGACATCAATTGCTGGAATGTGTCCTGTCCAAAGTAAAGCAAGTAGTTCACGATAAGCTTTTGCCCATCCTTGTTTTGAATCTTCAACAACAATAACAGTATCTGACTTTTCAAGTTTTTCTGGGACTGGAGGAAGCTTATTTATATACTTGTATTCAACAGAGAATCCAACTCCAGTTCCGCACATAAGAACATACATTGTCTCATCAAATGATCGAGGGGAGTCAACTGGTAAGAAAGCGCAGTTATATCCAGCAACATTATCTCTTTCCAGAGCAGCTCCTGATGTCATTACTGATCTCATAGACGGCATAACGTTTCGTTCAAACACAAACTCTTTTAATTCCGCAACTAGCTTTTCATTTGGAATATAATTATGATTTACCTTAAGATGATTAGTCATGAAGTTAAAGTATCTATCTACTGTTTCTCCCCATGTTTCTCTGCGACCTTCTGCCTCTACCCATTTTGCATATCTGGATAAAGCAATAAAGTTCTCATAAGGATTTTCAATATTTTGTGACATTTATCATACGACCTTTTCTCCGCCTTGCGGTGTAATTTTTAGATGAAGTCCTAGTGTATCAAACTTTTATTTAGCGGTCTAGGGGTGAAAAATATTTTTAGAAATATCAATATATGAGATATTGTTTCAGTTAACTAAGTTGACATGGTTTATCTATTAATGTTATGATTGTATCTCGTTATCTCTATAGGAGGAAATGCCAATGGAGAATATAAAGCAACAGTTTAGCGATTTAGTTCGTGACTGGACGATAATAGCAGTAACAATGTTATTTTTGTTTGGAAACACAGCAAACGCTGTAACTGTAGTAGAACCTTTAGTGAAAACTGAAGCCCAATTAAAGCAAGAAGTCTTAGATAGCTTTAGTAAAGAAATTTACAAACCATCTGAGATGCTTACAGATCAAGAGTTGTTAACACTTCTGGAGACTGTAGGATTCGAAGGACTAGGTCTTAAAAAAGCTTGGTCCATAGCAAAGCGTGAATCTAATGGAAGACCGCTTGCATATAACGGGGACAGAAAAACAGGAGATAATTCTTACGGATTATTTCAGATAAATATGATTGGAAATCTTGGTCCTGACAGACTTGAGAAATTTGATCTACAGAGTAACAAAGAGTTATTCGACCCAGTAACAAACGCAGAGATAACGTACTATATGACCGATGGCGGCAGTGATTGGTCAGCTTGGAAGGGCATGACCCCAAGAGCTAAGGAATTTTTCTTAAAATTTCCGACAAAGTAAAGGAGATGGGATGAGGATACAATATGTATCAACTTACATCTCCATGTCAGAAGAAGGATTGGTTGAAAAGCTTTTATGCCCAGTAGACCAATCCATTCTTTTTTGTAATCAAGATTTAGCAGATAACATATCTCTATATTGCCTAGAGTGTGAATACAGAAAGGATATGGGGTCTGCAACATATCAAAAAATAGTAAAGCTGGTTGAGGAAAATAGAAGTGTGTAATAAAGAATACTGTGAGTGTAATAGAGAGTCGATCAATATCCCAATTACCGACTCTATGGGCAGAGAGGCTTTTTGGTTAGATGCAGGAAGACCTGAATAAAGAAGTTTCAAATAATCTTGAAGATAATTTACCTATGGTTAATTATATTATGCTTCATAGAATGTACGACCTTCTTACCTTAATTTCAAATAAAATTGTAGGTAGTGAAGATACTCAAAAAATGATAGAATATCATGAGGCGGGTTACCTTTTGGGACCAGCGCCTTCATTTACACCAGGTGAGGAAGAATAAAATGGAAAAAGAAAAAGTAGTACTACTAATGCTTGAAAAACTAAATAATGATACAAGATTTGCTGGAGTTTCT